TTCCAATACAAAGTTTTGCACACCAACATCACCACCATGAACAACGACAAGGTCTTTATCCATTAATTCATTTGGGTCTGATGTAACACGAACACCATTAAAAGGTCCTTTGTGTTCACCTGCAACTACTGTAACATCAAGGTGTCTTTGCACACATTCTTCGGCCATTTGCTGAACATAATATTCAGAACCACCTGGATATGGTGCATATCGGTGAACTACAAAGCAAATTTTCTTATTCATTTTCTCTCAATATCTTCTTCAATGCATTTTGAACCCCATTGAATTTCAATAATTTGTAATGGTTCTTCAAAAGGATTTGATAGTTTATGCCAAACACCACAAGGAATATTTACATGATGGTCTTTGTATAATTCTTTTCTTACTGAAGAACTAGGTCTTTCTTCATAGACAACACCTTTACCAGAAACAACATGCCAATATTCATTTCTGTATTGGTGTCGTTGCATACTCAATGACAAACCAGGATTTACAGTCAGTTCTTTAACTTTACAAGTTTCTGTTTCATGTAAAACACGATAGTAACCCCAAGGCCTATTTGTTTTATTTTCGAAATAATTGTGTAGAATCCATGATGACGAGTTCATTTTATTTTCACCACCAACGCCAAATGCAAAGGTGAGTTTATCATCTTGCACATCTTGTTCTGCGGTATTGCCTGTGCCACGGTCGCCACCATTTGCGAAAATTAATTCTGCATCAGGAAAAGTTTGTCTTGTGAGTTTAATTGCGTTACGAGCAGTATCATCATCGTCATTAAACTCAATTACAAAATCTACCATTTTTAAATTCTGAAGGATTTTACATCTTTCGTGCCATGTCATAAATGGTCGACCTTTTTTACGGGACAACCATCCATCAGAATTAAGACCTACAACAAGTTTATCACCTAGCGCCTTTGCGGCATTGAAGTATGCGATGTGACCTGAATGAATAGGATCAAATCCACCTGTTACAATAACAACTTTCATAATTTTATTCCATCATTTCTATTGTGTTCTGTTCTAATGTGTTGTGCAAGAATATGCATTAAACATTGATGACAGTCCTCAATAATACCATAGTTATCTTCTTGGACATGTAACACATAATCAGCAAGTTCTGCGGCTTTACCACCATCAAAACCTACAAATGCAATTACTTCCATATTCAGTTTGTGAGCCTGATTAATTGCTCTGATAATATTTGGTGAATTGCCTGATGCTGAGATTGCAACAAGAATATCACCTGCACTACCTTTCATACTTAGTTGAAACGAAAACACATCATCATAACCAATATCGTTTGCAATCGCAGTCATAATAGAACCTGAAGTTAAAGGTTCGATTCGTGGTCGCAACTGTGCATCATAATGTGTACCTTTTGCATGGTCACAATGAAAGTGGTCACTCATTGTAAGAGAACCACCATTGCCACAAACAAATACTGGAATTCGTTTACGATACGCAAGGTCTAATGTTTCTAAGACCTTCTGTAACTGTTCTTTATCAACCGATTCTAAACCTGCGTTAACACGGTTTGCATAGTTAGACAGTCGTTGATTTATTTGCGATGTTATTGACATACCATTCATACGCTTTCTTAATTCCAATTGACAAATCAGTTTTTGGTGTCCAACCTAACTTAGTAATCTTACTATTATCGGTAAGTTTATTCATTGTTCCATTAGGTTTACTGATATCATACACTATTTCACCTTTGTAGTCAAGCGCTTTCATGGCAATTTTTACAAATTCACCAATTTCAATATCTTGGCCTGCACCCACATTCACAAAGTTTTGCATAGGTTCTGTTACTGAATCCCACAATTTTTTATCCACATTCATTACATGAATTGCGGCATCTGCCATGTCATCAACATAAACAAATTCACGCCTAGGTTTACCTGTTCCCCACACAATGAATTGACTTTCATCATTTACTTTGGCACGATGCAATCTTTGAATTACACCTGCGGCCAAATGACCATTTTGTTCATCGTAATTGTCACCAGGTCCATAAAGATTACATGGAAGAATTGAACGATAGTCTGTACCAAATTGACGATTGTAACTCTCACACATTTTGATACCTGCAATCTTCGCAATTGCATAAGGTTCATTTGTTTCTTCTAATTTACCTGTCATCAAGGCTTCTTCTTTGATTGGATTTTCTGCAAACTTTGGAAGAATACATGTTGAACCTAAGAACAATAGTTTTTGAACACCATGTGTATATGCTTGATGAATTACATTATTCTGAATCATAAGATTCTTGTAAATGAAATCACCAGGATAAGTGTTGTTGCCTACAATGCCTCCAACTTTTGCAGCTGCGACATAAACTTGGTCGATTTTATTTTTTGCAAAAAATTCTGTAACTGCTACTTGATTAGTTAAATCTAATTCGTTATGTGTTCTTGTGATAATATCATTTGGGTTAACACCAGAATCAATCAGTCTGCGAACTATTGCAGAACCAATTAACCCTCGATGACCCGCCACATAAATTTTCATATTATTCTTCCTCATCTTGATAGTCGTGGTAAATGACTTGACTTCCCAAATATTCAAAATCAACAGGCACTTCTCTGAGATTTAATTCTTTTCTTACCTGTTCATGTTTTTCTGGTGGTGTCAAAAACAAAATGAAACCACCACCGCCTGCACCAAGTAGTTTACCACCTACTGCACCGGCTTTAATTCCTTTTTCATAGATGTAATCTATTTCAGTATTTGATATGGATTTTTCCATATTTTTTTTAATCAACCATTGTTCATTTAATAGTTTTGCAAAATCTTCAATATTATCAGAAAACAAATGTTTTTCTGCCTCTACAACTAAATCTTGCATATCTTTTAAATCTACTTTTTTAGTTTTAATATTTGTTATTTTCTTGTCTGCGATATCGTGAGCATTTCTCAATTGTTCTGTGAAAAATAATTGAACCCACGATTCAAGTTTTTTAAGTGTGTTCTTTTTAATTACTAAAGGTGAACAAACAAAGTCTGCTTCGCCGCCAATAACAAAATCAATTTTATTCAGACCACCAAATGCAGCTGCAACTTGGTCTTGAGAACCAACTGCTTCACCTAAAATAGATTGTTCAAGGTAAATTGCATCTCTTGCTAATTGTCTTTTGGTGATATTTTCATGTTTTAAAACTGCCAAACCATGTAATAAAGAAACAGTAAAACTAGAACTTGATCCAATGCCTGTTCGATTAGGTAAATCACCATGATGTGTAATGTCCACACCTTGTTGATAATTCATGTATTTGATTGCTTCACGAATAACTGGAATATTAATCTCATCGACTTTTTGTGCTTCTTGCTTTTCATAATAACGAACACGATAATTGTAATCAAAAATATTTGGCAATTTTCTGAGAACAAGAAACGAATACTTATTAATGGTTGTAGAAATTACAGAACCTCCATGCTCTTTATACCATGCAGGATAATCTGTACCACCACCAAAAAAAGAAATGCGAAAGGGTGTTCTAATAATAATCATCTAATTACAAACTTTCCTTTATTTTCAGTAACTCTTTCACGCCAATAATTCAACAAATCTTCCATAGTTTGTTTGTAAGGTATTTCTGGTTTCCAACCTGTGTGCAAACGAAACTTCTCTGTATTAGGTACTTGCAAGTCTGCATCAATTGGTCGTAATCTATCAGGATCAACTTCAACTCTTAACTTTTCTCTAATGGTTGAAAATGACATAAGAGTGTTCAATACATCACCAATTTCACAAGTAAATGTACCACCAATATTATAATATGCACCCGATACTGGATTGTGTGTCAACAACATATGATAGGCACGAACTGCATCTCTTACATCTGCAATTGTCCGTAATGATTTGAGATTACCAACTTTAATAACAGGTTCAATATAACCTGCTTCTGCCATTGCAATTTGTTTTGCAAATGTCGATTCTGCAAATACATCACCACGGCGAGGACCTGTATGAGTAAACATACGAGTAGTTTGCACATTCATATTATATGCTTCTGCATAGAAACGACCAACAAGGTCTGTTCCTACTTTTGAAATAGCATATGGTGATGCAGGATGAAAACTACATTCTTCATCGATTGGTAATTTTTCTTGTGGTACACGACCAAAAACTTCTGATGAAGCACACACATGAATCTGTGCATCAGGAACATGTTTCTTACAGGCGTCTAGTAGTGTTACTGTGCCTTGTATGTTGACATTTAGTGTTTCGATTGGTGAATCGAAACTTGTTTTAGGAAAACTTTGGGCCGCCAAATGGAAAACATAATCAGGTTTTGCGTCTTTGATTGCCGTATCAATCGATATTCCATCGTTTAAATCTCCGTAAACTAATTTAACACGATTCTTTGTGTTAATATTTTCTATTAAATTTTTAATGTTATCAAGTGGACTTCTCCAACGAATAAGACCAATGATATCCCAATCTGTATTAGCAATCAAATAATCAGCAAGATGTGAACCTACCATACCTGTAATGCCAGTAATAAATGCAACTTTTTTCATAATGATTCCGAAATGTGAATAATGTCTTTCAAACGATTAACAAAAGTATGATACTCTTTAACCTTTTTCATTTGATTTAAAATTCTATCTTTTGTTTTTGGATCTTCTTGCATTTCTCTTGCTATGTGAAACAATTCTGCGGTGTCACTTGAATATGCCGCATCACCGTCAAAGAATTCATATGCAGCCTTAGAATTTGTAATAGGTAACTGACCATAACTTACATTCTTCATCAATCGGTCAGGAACATAATTATTAGCTAAATGATTCTTTGGTCTAATATCTAAAGGAATAAATGATTCTAAAACCCACTTCTTCAACTGTTGATGTGTAACAGGTGTTTGATGTGAATTGTTATATGCAAATTGTATATTATTTTTTTCACACTCTTGGATAAAAGGCATAAAAAGAGATTCGTTTCCATCATCTGCATTTCCCCATCCTTTTGAAATTGTTCCACTAAAGAACGCATACTTCGGTTCGTTAAAGGGTGTTAATCTATCTTCAAAATTAATTTCATCAGGAGTTAAATCGGAAGCCCATAGTGTGTAAAGAATATCATAGTCTTTTCCTTTTTCGAATGAGGCAAAACTATTTGGCAGTTGTTCACATTTTTCTTTTTCGAATTTGTATGCCCATGCTTTATCTGGAACACCATCGACACCCCAATTACATGCAAAACGAAACTCAGTTAAACGACCAACTCTATCAATATAATGACTTGCACCAGGATTCATTTCATTATCTGGTGATGCAGGTTTGTTGCCAACATAATTGACAAAATAATGTGATGACTTTCTTAATGGTAGATTATTACTCAATCCATTTCTTGTCACTAACCATTGTTCTGAAATGATAATTGAATCATCAAAGAACTCAGGTTCTACATTGTCTCTATTGTCTAACCAATAAACAGGTCGTTTTAAATATTCAGCGGCTCGATAAAAACCAAGATGTGCAAATCCATGCGTGTGACCTGAATCTAATTTTGCACCCCAAATAATAATCTTCTTCATTCAATATATGCCAAGAAAATGTCATCATCAGGAAATTGGCGACCAAAACTAAAACCACCATCTAAATTGGTGAACTTATAACTAGGATTGATTTTTAATACTGCATCAATATAATCACTTTTCTTTAGAAAGTCCCAACCTTGTGTATCAAACAATCTATGGTCATCGGCAAAGATAAGATGATTTTTAATTTTTGATTTTCCAATTTCAGTAACTTCATAAACAAGCGGACATGCACCATACTTTTCACTACCAGGCACTTCTAATTTTCCACTACGATGTGCATCTAACCAAAATGTTGCCTGATGTTTTAAATTTGGAATAATTTCATCTCTGAGAATATCAGGTGAATCACCTTTCCAAATTTTAACTTGTGGATAGTTTTTGAATCTTTCTTTAGACATTTCATAATACTTGTCTAACAATTCAATACTGTGTATTTCTTCAAATCCAAAATCGATTGCAGTTTGAACTGTATCTCCTTCATAAGTTCCACTTTCAACAAATACTTTCTTTTCTGAATACTTGTTCAAGTAATCCATTTTTAACTGAGGCATAATTTATTCCTTTATCAGGTACCACATTTTCTCACCTGTTTTAATATCAGGTTTATTTTCAGAAAAGAAATCATTTAGGCCATTACTAATAGTTGTTAAAGTAATGTCATCACCAGAAACAATTCCACCTTTTTTTACTTTAGGAAAATAACTACTCAAATCTTTAGTAAATCCATCATATGAGTGGTCGCCATCAATAAAAATAAAATCTAAAGATTCATCTTCAATAGAGTTGGCAAAAGTTGAACTATCTTCATAGATAAATTCAATTTTTTCTTTGAATGGTTTGAGAACATCGATTGCATATTGTTTCATTAATTTTTGGCGTTCTTCATTAAAATCTGCACCATTCCAATCTATGTAAGTTGGATAACTATCAATTGCATAATACTTTTTAATACTTGGTACATTTTTCATAAAGAGTTCTGTTGATGCGGCTAGACAAACGCCGATTTCAGCACCAACGATTTCTTTGTCACCAAAATGTTCGACAAAAAGTTTTTCTAAACCAAAGCCAGACGCATCTGAATTATTTCTCCAATCAATTTGTTTTTGAACCCATTCTGTTGCAGGCAAATGATGAAATGGGTCTTGACTAACCACTTTTTCACCTCTAATCATGTTTTGTGTTGTGTCTATAATAAATTCATCACTCATTTTTTGTCCTTGATTTTGTTCAGTATATCCATTGCATCAGGATATTCTCTCATCCATGAAACCAACTCATCATTCTTTATCACATTTTCTAATGGATTCTTTGGTTGTGTGTTTACTACAATATTAAACTTTGCCAATTTATTCCAATCGATTTGATATTCACTCATATTTTTTCTCAATTATCTCTTTCCATTTTGGCACACGGTCATATTGATGTACCATTACAAAGGGTGTGCCATCACTTGTGCATACTGTATTATCTACTAAAATTGGAGTTTTTTCAACCAGCTTGTCAGCATATTTACCTACAATATGTGGACCTGTTGTACCTAGTTGTGCCGCCCATCCTTCTTCAGAGGCAGTAAATCTTGTAATGTCTCTATAAGGTTTCATGTTCAAAAGAATATTGACTGCGGCTTGGTCAGGACCACCTCCACCCTCTGTAAAATGAGAAGTGCCATTACACATCATGTAAACATTTAAAAAGAAATCAAGCATCGTATCAAACTTACCTGATACTGTGCCTGCATTGTAAATAAGATTGTTTTGGTTGTGGTCGTGAACTAAAGGACCAAATGCTTTGAAAAGATTGTGATTACCCCAATCTTCATCTTTGTACCGAATTGATTCACATGCAACATTAATCTGTGCATCATTCATGTTCTTTTCTAACCACTCTGATGGATTAGTTTGAAAGATAACATCTTTCACATCGGTAGAAACAATGTATCGGTATTGTCCTTGAAACTTTTTAAAGAAATACCATAGATGTAAGAACCTCTCCACAACAATAGAGAAGTTTTCTTTGTATTCGAATTTTTTGAGATTGTCGTTCTTACCGAACGCTAGAACTGTATATTGTCTTTTGACAAGTTCTTCCACAGTTTCATAATCTACATTATAACAAATCATGGCCTTTACGCCATCAAAACCACAACGGTCTAAAGAATTGACCCAAGGTTTAATTTTATCAAATGTGTATCCGGTGATACACCCAACCACAATGTCTTTCATAATAACTCCAATGATATAATTACTTAGTCTTTACATAATCACTAAATGATTTAATTTTCTGTCCTGGTGTGTCTTTCTGATATTTCTTCCGAAGTTCATCAGTTCCCCATTCACCTGCACCATGTTCTTCATGCACACTTTTATGTAGTTTAACTCCTGTGACACTCTGAATATGTTTCCAAGCACCTTTAGAATCTTTTTTCTGTATCAAAGATTTTAATTTTTCTTTTTGGTCTTGATTTGCCTTTTGATGAAACTTAAACATTTCCATGGCACCTATGTTGCCAACATAAGCGGCTTCATCGACTTTAGTTTTAAACATTACTTTACTGTCCTTACACTACCATCAGGATTTGCAAAAAATGCCTCAAAACTGATGTTTGGAAATTCTTTTTTTAACTTTAAGAATTCTTTTAAATTGGTCGCACTATCATCAAATAATCTAACACGACTGAATTGTCCTGTTCTCAAATAATTTCTAATGATAATAACTTTTTTAAATGCAGGCAATATATTGTTTTCAATTTTACCTGCTCGTTCAACTCTCACTCTATCGATATCAAAACCATATTTTCTAAATGTGTCGAGAAAAGTTTCACGGTCATCAAAATCACCTCTTGCAGTAACAATAATGACTTTACTCTTTGGATTATTTAGGCTGTTACGGAGAATTGTTTTGGCCTTTGCCAACATACGAGCAATTGGCTTTGATTCTTGTTTGAATTTTTCAGCACTACGAAATTCATCGAAATCAAATTCTTCACCTGGTTTTAAATTATAATTATTAAATTCTTGGTTGTCTAGTGTCTGAACAACTTTACCATTTTTCTTCACAAGAACTTTTGCAGTAGTGTGAAACAAAGTATCATCAATATCAAATATCGTCAAACCACCAGACGATTCTTCTTCAAATAGATATTGTCGAAACGATAACATTATCCCCTCGTCAAAGAAAGTATTTTTTGTATCTGCGATTCAACAAGTGCCTTGCGATTTGGCCAATAGATATATTCTTTATCAGCAGTTTTTAATAGTTTGGTGAAAAAAGGAAGAACTAATTTTTCAACTTGGTCTAATCTTGCTTTATATTCTTCTGCGGTGTCAGCAGTTTCAGATATAACTTTATTGTATTCTTCTTCAGATACAGCAGAAAATCCAAAATCATCTTCACCATATTCTGCCAAAATTTTACTTAAATCGTATGCCATCATTTGCTCCAATTTTTTGCGGCGTTGAAATTGGCTTGACTGAATTCTAGTCTATCGACCAATTTAACTGCATTGCCTTTTAACTTATCTACTGCCACAAAACCTTCTGGTGCAGTAATTCTATAACCTGTATCTGTTCTCACAAATGTTCCAATTGAACGAATTGATTCTAATTTACGAACAATCATTAATTTTGCATCAACCAATAAGTTCTGTAAATCAAAAATGAATCTTAATTGTGCGGCATTCGTTCTAAAAAAACGCATCACTTCAGTTTTTTCTTTTGTTCTTTTTGCTTTTGTTTCTGCTCTCTTAACATCAGCAATGTCTTTATTTAATTTTGCTTCTACCCAACGAATCAAATCTAATGTGTGTTGATTCGTATTCGTAATTTTTTTACCTTCACGAACTTTGGTATTGTTAAATGTTTTGATGTATGTGAGAATCGTTTCACTTGATGCGATACGATTCAATGTCATCGGATTAATTGTTTGAAATGTTCTACCAGCAATCGACAGAATAGTTGTTATTTGTTTTGTTTCTTCTTCAGTAAATGTGGCAGAACCAGAAGCATCGACAAACGATGCATCACGGAACCATACATCTTTTGTTGCTGTCAAGCGACCAATATCAATATTAAAAGATGCTTTCATATCTTCCATTGTTCGGCCTGTGTATGATGTGTGAAACACCACGCCTAATTGTGCCGCTAACATTGACTGTGCTAATTTAGAATCAGTAGGCACCGCATAAACAATTGTGTTTGGTTGAAAGATGATATATGATTCACCATCTATGGTTTCTCTTTTCAAATCACCTTTTGAAAACATCATGTCGCCTTGTAGAACGCCTTTGATGCCAAGTTTTGGTAAATATCTCAATGCAACTTTTAATTTTTCATTTAAACCACCACTTGAATGATTAACATCAATGTCATCTTCTGTGTAGTTTAACTTTGCATTTTTATTGAATACAGATTTTGTACCAACAAAGAATTTACCATTCTCTGGATTAATACCTGCAAAAATAGCAGGTGCGCCATCCCATTTTGTGGTGATGTTTACTTTCGTTTCTGCATGACCCGCAAGCATATTACGGAGAGAACGGAGAAAATCAATTGATTCTCTTGCACCAATAACACCACGATTGAGAACTTCATCCTCAATGTGTTCTAGGTGAACATTCTTTCCTTCTTTTGTTGCTTCGGTTAAAAAATCGGTAAATTTACTCATATATTTTTAAGAAATAAGAACTTTGATTTGTGTTTGATGCACCGTATAAAAAAATGTCTGTGGCAAAATCATTAAGTTTTTGTGGTTTACTTAGCATAATGTCAATCATCTTCATACACATATATTTTGAAATAATAAAAGATTCGGTTTCTTTTGCTCTTGCAAGAGCCATTTTTTTAAAATCTGTTTCACTAACTTTAGAACCACCCATTGATGATTTGTTATATTTTTTATATGTTGGGTTATCAAATAACTTTTTATACATTTCATAAAAACTTTTCCAAAATGCAGGTGAACTTACTGAACTAACTAATTCACCTTCCGAATTTCTAAAAATTCCTTCTTTAAAGTTTTGAAGTAAATATGTGTTCACATTACCTCCACCAATTTTACCACCTGCGGCAGTTGAACCAGAAATTTCTCCTTGCCATGAAGGTTTGGCAGCAGATCCACTTGTTGCACGAAACTGGACACGACCATCACCAATATACAAATAACAATCGATGGATGAAAAAAATGGCATTTGGCCTTGTTTTAAATTTTCTGGACTCACAATAAAACCATTAAATGTGTATGACTTCTTTTTATTTCCTGGTTTATTATATTCGTCTGCTTTAGGTGTTCTTTCAATCTTTTTCAAAGAAACACCTAATAATTCTTTACTTTGAGCCAAATCATAAATTTTTTTATTCAATTTAGCCCAACTATCTGTTGGCATATCAGGAAGAGTTGATTCAGTAAGACCGAATGTTGTCATCCAAATGTCACCTGGATTCCACTTATCATCACCAAACGAACCTGGTGCTTGTGGTGTTCCACTTTTTTTATCTGCAGCTAAACAGGCCTGTTTGAAACTAAAAATCTTTTGGTGAAATTTAGAATCTCTGTGAAAATAAACTGTTTTACCTGATTTCATTTTCCAATCTTTAAATAACAAATTTGCAACCATAACATAAGAACGAGCCCACTCGGGAGGTGTTTGTTCTAAAACATCTTCTAAACTGGTTTTACCGGTATCGACATATTTTGCCGCCGCTTTAAGATTAGATAATGATAAATCTTCCCATTTGATTGGTTTTTTTATTACATTAAAAACAAGTGATGCGACATAACATTGACCACTTTCTGTAATTGCAGTTAAATCTGAACCTCCACGACTACCTCCTCCACCACCAAAAGCTTTTGATTTTTTAAGGTCGGATATTTTGTAATCTTTTCCATCTGAACCTTTAATTTTAATGGCAGAAAAAGCGGTTTTATCATTTAATTTTAATGCTATAATTTTTCTTATTGCATCTGAATTTTTGGCTTTCGGAAAAACCATAGATACTTCTTTATTTCCCGAAGCAAAAACTTCCAAAGGTTTGTTTGAATTGATTGCATCCAACAATACCTTTCTTCTATCCGGTCTTTTAGGATTCGGAAGTTTAAAAAATTCATCAGCAGTAAGTTTTGCCATTTATACTCCAATTTAACGGAGTATTTATGTTATCATGCCTACCGAATAATGTCAAGTTCTTTGTCGCCTGTCCAGACTTCAATCTCCGAACGCAATCTTCCTTCAGTCTTTAGATTATCATATCTGGACTGTGCTTTCTTCTTCCACCACTCTATAATCGATTCCAGATAGTGTTTGTCATAGTTCTCTTTGTCTGGTATCAACTTATCTGTTCTTCCCATAACCACATCGGTAAAGTTACTGAATCCATAGTTTGAGGCATAATACCGTTTCTTTTCTGTCAACAATAAGGCATTTTCAATTGTCTTACCGAACTTCTCACCTTCAGGTGTTCCTTTGAGTGCCACTTTAGTCATTGAAATAATCGCATTAGAAATTTTCAACTTGCGAGAAGATGCATCGGCAGGCACAAACTCACCTACAATATTCTCAACATAATCTTTCAAATCTTCATATGGTTTACCATGCATCATTGGAAGAAAATTAGAATCGGTAAGTCCCTTAAATCTTAACAGAGGCTTCATGCCATCATATTGTGAAGAAGATTTCGAACTACCATAAAGACTGGTGGTTTCAAACAAACAAGTATTCATGCCATACTTCTTGTTCAACATTTCACGGATTTCATGTGAACAACAAATGGCGGCCAATAATTTACCACCTAGATAATTGAAACCAAATGGTTGAGCAGGCACAATCACAAAACCCATAATCGAGGTGTGATTAAATGATTTAGAAGATTCTGGTGTTTGTGTGAATACACCATCAAGCATTTCATTGCGAGGTTTCATATTGATAACAGGAGAACCTAATCGAATGAAACCAACCCACTTCTTTGTTTTCTTTTCTAAGATTGCCAATCTCAAACAACGGCCAGGAATACTGGTCATATTTGAGTGTGATGAAATCATATTGAGATAAATGTCCCAAGTATCTTGTGGCAATTCAACAAGTTCAAATTGCATGTCACTTGGGTTGATTGTAAAATCTGAAAACAAATCATCTTCAGGTCCCATGCCAAATAAGGCAGTTGGCCTTTCTGAAAGACTATTCAGTTTTTGGTCACGAATGTAATCATCGATTCTTTCAAATCGGTCAAAATAATTTGAGAATACACTCGCACAATGTATTGCTTGGTCTTTTGTCAAACTCATACCTTGATGCCATCAAACTTCGCATTTAAGTTTCTTTCACGACCACCAAAAGTATTTAATGGTGGTGTGTCAACATCTTGTCCTGCATCAGCAAGACCTTCTTGTGCAGTTTGTTCTGCATCATACAAACGCATTTTTGTTCTATCGATACCGACAACAAATCGTTTGTAATAGTTGGGGTCAGAATAACGATTCTTCAATTGTTTAACGAGAATTTGATTTAGACCTTCAAGTTCTTCATTTGATACAAGTGCAAACATAAAATCGGCAGTTGCAGGCAAACCAAAAGATTCTGAAGTATCTTCAAGACCTGGATCCGAATTACTAAAACCAGAACGAGTTGTTTGAGTTGCTGAAACAACAGGTAGTGCAAACTCAACGGCAAGACCACGAAGTTCTTCAGCAATTGATTTGATATAGGTATAACTGTTCACATTACCACCAGGTTTAATTCTTGCTGACGAACAAATGTTTAGATAGTCGATAAAGATAATATTTGGTTTAAAGTTCTTTTTCAAACGCAATTCATTTAATAAAGCACGAAAATGTAGTGCAGATGCCGATGCAGTAGGATATTCTTTGATGATGAGTTTACCTTGTGTCTTAGATTTCAACACATCAAATTTTCTTTCATAGTCACTACGACTAATTGTTTGTAATTCATTCAAATCAATATTTAGCAAATTAGCATCGATTCGTTCTGCAATCTTTTCTTCTGCCATTTCAAGTGTGATATACAACACATTATGACCTTGACTGATACAACTTGCGGCCACATGGCACATGAACAAGGACTTACCAACACCTGTACCTGCAAGTGCAATATTCAAAGTCTTAATTGGCAAACCACCTTTTGTAATCTTGTTAAAGATATCAAGGTCAAAACGAACACGGGTTTCTACACGATGATAGAAATCATATCGTTCTTCAAAGTCTTGCATATAATCGTGACCAACATTACTATCAAAAGATACACCAAGTGCATCTGCAAGTAATTGTGGAATTTCACCTTTGGCCTTTTTGCCATTCTTATCATCAAGAATCGATACAGATTCCATAATGGCATTGTAGATTGCTTTATCTTGACAAAACTTTTCTGTCTGTTCGGTTAACCATTGCAGTTCAACCTTATCATCTTTTGTTTGTTCGATATCTCTGAGAAGTTCAATCGATTCTTTTACTTGAGGTTCAGTAAGATTTGTTTTCTCTGTAATGTTGATTACGAGAGATTCGTGTGTTGGAAGATTCTTGTATTTGTTTACGAAATCATAAACTTCTTTGAATACAAGTTTTTCGGTTTGGTCGGAGAAATATTCTCCCTTTATAAAAGGAAGAACCTTTCTGGTATATTCTTCATTGTGTATCAGGTTCTTTAGAATAATCTGTTCTAATCTGTTCATCTTGTGTTTTTCTAGTCAATATTTCGGTGAGTATGTCACCCATAATTATACGAAATTTTTCGTTACTATTCAAGTCATCTATGTTAAAATTACCTGGATGAACAATAGTATATCCAAATTGAAGTCTTGCAATTTCACCTTCTTCAACAACTCTTGCTTTATTATAATGGTAAATGACACCATTGAATTCTTCATTCAATAGTGCCACTCCTGTTATTTCAGAATTATCAAAATCTAAAAAGGTGTAGTCAATACCTTCTTTAAGCATCGTCCGTTTCTTCTTCCAGAATTGCAGTTTCTCCCATAATGTTTCCATATGCGATACCATATTTTCCATTTACGAATTCCTTAAACGATTCGTTTTTAAGTAATGGTTGCCAAAATTCATCTGTTTGCGTGGCATCAAAACGAACTTTGTCACCAATCTCTCCAGTTTTCTGGTCAACTTTTGCATACCAACCTGGTGATGGTTTAGAAATAAAATTACCCTCAATTGCAATGTCGACCAAGCCAGAATACTTTTGAATACCACCATCGAAGGAGACCGAAATAGGAATTTTAGATTTCTCTTTAACATAACGAGATTTCTCCACATTAATAATAAAATTGTAACCTACAATCTCTGTGCCATCTTTCTCTTGTTGACGACCAAGAATGTAAATGTTGTCTGCTGAGTAATAAGAACCTGTGCCACCACCAACGATATCTTTTGGGAACATACCAATCTCTTTGTAAGTATGATTCACAACTACCATTGGAATATCTTTTAGGTTGAGGTGAGGTGTTACCATTCTAAACAATGATTTAACTTGTTTAGCACGGCTCATATCTGCAACAGATTTACCTTCAAGTGCATCTTCTACTTCTTTCTTAGATGCTAGATTACCAATAGAGTCTAAAATGATGACGAGTTTATC